CACAAACTTCTCCGACATGAAACCTGCGCTACCCAAACCTGAGCGATATGAGCCAACGCCAATCGGGCAAAGCCTGAAAGCTTGGTATTATCATCCGCTTAGACGCGCGAGGCGTGTCGTAAAATATGAGCTAAACACAGCACTCGATTTGCTGGTACACTGTGGCACCAATTCTACTCGATGTTTGACACACCTCGAGAACAAAGCTTCGGTGTCAATGGAGTGTGACTATCGTAAACTGCTGGCGCACGGCTTCGAGTTTGATCAGAGACTGAGTCTCTCCTCGAAGCATAGCCACAAGACTGCAGCAGAATTGCGCAGTTCGGTGGCGATGTGCATCGATTCACTGATAGTCTCAAACGGATACGTTCCGTACAGCATTTCGACCTCCAGTCGCGACGTTTACGCTGGAATGCGACATTTCTATGACGCAAAAGACCATTTCCAGCCAAGTCGCGACGACAAGTTCAACAATCAGCACGTCTTCACGCTAATCGACGTTGACTATTACGTCGACATGCCGAAGTTGCTGGGTCGCGGTAGGCCAATAATACTCTATACCTTCGCGCCCACGACGGTGGCAGGCAGCGTGCCTGACGGCCGCTTCTACATCAAAGACGACGTTGTCCACTACCACATCAATGGTGGTGGGTTCCACAAACATCAAGTGTGGGACTACAACACCGACTGCCTCACTGCAAAGGCCAGAGACGGAAGCCTCTGGTACTATCAAGTTGAGAGTATGCAGCTCTCGGCGGATCCGAATCGCCGAGTTGTGTTCCTCATGCCCAAAACGTTCATGAAGGCGCCCGAGTCCAACTACGCCGCAACAAAACCTCTACGCCGTATGAAATATACAAACGGCAACACCAATTCATTGCACGATATGACGACCAATAAGTACAGCATCGCGCGCAATGGATCGATGGATGAGGTCACGATCGATGGGCAAATTCTCGCCGCATTGCAGGTGAGATTGCTTGAGGCAAAAGACTTCAAGATATCAGACGTTGAGCGATTGCTCCGTAAAGACGACACGCAACAAGTGCCGTCGATTTCAGCGCCAATAATATACCCGCATCTGAAACTGATGACTGAAGCGAAAACGATGAAGACAGCGACCGTCGCATACCGTAAACCGAAAGATTGGAACAGCCAAGAAACATACCAGCCCCCGGGCCCTCTCCTCAATGAGGATGGCAAGCCGTACGGGCAGGTGTTCGCTCCACCGCTAGTCACCACACCAGTATACTATCCAGTCGACTCATTCAACAACGATGTTGTCGGCGTCACTGAGCGAGTGACGAAATGGCGCAACGACAAGAAGCTCTCACTGCCAATGAAATCCTTGGCAAATGAGTTCATTCATTTGATCGTGAAGGAGCCTGGCGCCGGTGTGCCACTCCCTGTGCAGGACGTCATTGACGGACAGACAAGACCAGCACAGCGAGCGAGGAATAAGGCGGTGCTGAACCACCTGACAACCG